ATGAAACTTTCCGACCTGTTTATCAATCTTGCCGATGGTGCCCGCAATCTGGAGGAGCGGGTCAAGAAATGGCAGGAGGATCTGGAAGCCCGGAACGCGGATATGATGGAAAGCGCCCGCCGCTGGCAGGCCGATGCCGCCGCGCGCCAGGAAGAGCTGCAAAAGAAGATCCAGGGCTATCTGGACGATGCCAGCGACAATGTGCGCGCGCAGTGGAACGGCATGCAGAAAAGCTGGGACGAGCAGGTCGCCCAGACCAGGGCCAAGGCCGAGGAGATGCGCAGCAAGGCCGAAACCATGACCGCCGAGGAAAAGGCCGACTGGCACGAGGCCTATGCCGCCACCATGGTCAATTTCGCCCAGAAGATGCAGGATGAGGCCAGCACCGCCGTTGCCGCCGCCGCCGAGGCGCGCGCCAAGGCAGAGGCGGCGAAAAAGGGGTGATTCCACGCCCCGGCGCCCGTGATCCGGCCGGGCGTGGAAGCTGTTGCATGGGCGCGCGCTGCGGTGTTGCGCGCGGTATTTCATTGATAATAATGAAGAATATGTGAATCGCGGATCAACCTGTGGTTAAGCATTGACTGTGCGAACGCCCTGAGGTAGAAATTACCCATGCTGGGAGAGGTGGGCAAGCGGCCGGGTCGGATGACCTGAGGCCGCTTTTTTCATGTCTCGCTCGTGCGGACAGGCACACGAGGGCAGGGCGATACAGGAATGGTGATGAACTTCGATCCGGGGCCCGGGGCGCCGGAAGGACCTTTCATGCCCGGCGCCGCCATGGCGCAAGACATGGATGTGGTCGAGATCGCGGATGGGCTGTTCCGGTCCTATGCGGGGGATCTGCACAAGCTGCGCCTGAAGATTCAGGCGGGCGAAACCGATGAACTGAAGGAATCCGGCAAGCTGGTGCGCGACCTTCGGGCTGCGGCGCAACTGGTGCTGGAGGAAAGGAACAAGGTTGACAAGCTTCGCAAGGACGCAGCCGGGAATGTCGGAGCAGGCACGCTCGACCTTGCCGCGGCACGAGATGAAATCGGGCGCCGCCTGGCTTGCCTGCGCCGAGCCGGAGGAGGTTGACGAATTCCTGGGCGCGCTGAGCGACAATGCGCTGGCAAGCCTGCCCTGGCTGTTCGAGTTCTGGGCCCTGCCGCATCAGTTGCCCCCGGCGGGTGACTGGAAGACATGGGTGATCATGGGCGGGCGCGGCGCCGGCAAGACCCGCGCCGGGGCCGAATGGGTGCGCGCCCAGGTCGAGGGCGCCACGCCCGAGGCGCCGGGGCGCGCGCATCGCGTGGCGCTGGTCAGCGAGACCTTCGATCAGGCGCGCGATGTGATGGTCTTCGGGGATTCGGGCATTCTGGCCTGTTCGCCCCCCGACCGCCGTCCGCAATGGGAGGCCGGGCGGCGCAGGCTGGTCTGGCCCAATGGCGCCACCGCGCAGGTCTATTCGGGGCATGAGCCCGAGGCGCTGCGCGGCCCGCAATTCGATGCCGCCTGGGTCGATGAACTGGCCAAGTGGAAAAAGGCCGAGGACAGCTGGGACATGCTGCAATTCGCCCTGCGTCTGGGCGAGCATCCGCAGCAGGTCGTGACCACGACGCCCCGCAATGTCGCGGTGCTGAAGCGGATTCTGGGCAATGCCTCGACCGTGACCACCCATGCGCCGACCGATGCCAACCGCGCCTATCTGGCCGAAAGCTTCCTGACCGAGGTCGAGGCGCGTTATGCCGGCACAAGGCTGGGCCGGCAGGAACTGGAGGGGCTGCTGCTGGATGATGTCGAGGGCGCGCTTTGGACCACCGCGATGATCGAGGGCTGCCGGGTCGAGGCGGCGCCGAAACTGTCGCGGATCGTGGTCGCGGTCGATCCGGCGGTGACCGGCGGGGCTGGTTCGGACGAATGCGGGATCGTGGTGGCCGGGGTGGTCTCGGACGGGCCGGCGACCGGCTGGCGCGGCTATGTGCTGGAGGACGCGACGGTGAAGGGCGGGCCGACCGACTGGGCGCGCGCGGCGATTGCCGCCATGGACCGGCACGGGGCCGAGCGGCTGGTGGCCGAGGTCAATCAGGGCGGTGATCTGATCGAGAGCGTGATCCGCCAGATTGATCCGTTGGTGCCGTTCCGGGCGTTGCGCGCCGGGCGCGGCAAGGGGCTCCGCGCCGAGCCGGTGGCGGCGCTTTACGAGCAGGGGCGCATTCATCACCTGCGCGGGCTTGGTGCGCTGGAGGACCAGATGTGTCGCATGACGCTGCATGGTTATGACGGCAAGGGATCGCCCGACCGGCTGGATGCGCTGGTCTGGGCGATCCATGAGCTGATGATCGCGCCGGCGGCGCGGGACCGGCGACCGCAGGTGCGGGGCTTGTAAGCCGGGGCTCTGCCCCGGACCCCGGGATATTTGGAATGAAAGAGAATGGGCCTTTTGGGGCCGGGAAGGGCTGCGGTTTGCGGCCCTTTTTCATTGGAAATTCAGGAGGGACCTATGGCGTTTCCTTGGTTCGGGCGGGCGCGTTCCGCCGCTGTCGAGGTCGAGAAGAAGGCCAGCGCCACGGGCAAGCTGGTGGCGCTGGCGGCGGGCTCGGGGCGGGTGGTCTGGTCGCCGCGCGATACGGTCTCGCTGGTGCGGACAGGCTTTGCCGGAAATCCGGTCGGTTTTCGGGCCGTGCGGCTGATCGCCGAGGCTGCCGCGGCCGTGCCGCTGATCTGCCAGGATCGCGAGCGGCGCTATGAGATGCATCCGGTTCTGGACCTGCTGCGCCGGCCCAATGCCGGGCAGGGGCGGGCCGAGCTGTTCGAGGCGCTGATCGGGCAGATCCTGCTGAGCGGCAACGGTTATCTCGAGGCCGTGGGCGCGGGCGTGAAGGGGCTGCCGGCAGAGTTGCATGTGCTGCGCTCGGATCGGGTGGCGGTGGTGCCGGGGGCGGATGGCTGGCCCTCGGGCTATGAATATTCGGTGGGCGGGCGCAAGTTCCGTTTCGATATGACCGGCAGCCCCGATCCGATCTGCCATATCCGCAGTTTCCATCCGCTGGACGATCACTACGGGCTGTCGCCGATGCAGGCGGCGGCTGTCGCGGTGGATGTGCATAACAGCGCGTCAAGCTGGTCCAAGGCGCTTTTGGACAATGCCGCGCGGCCTTCGGGCGCGATCATCTACAAGGGGGCGGATGGGCAGGCCAGCCTGTCGCCCGACCAGTATGACCGGCTGGTGACCGAGATGGAGATGCATCATCAGGGCGCCCGCAATGCCGGGCGGCCGATGCTGCTGGAAGGCGGGCTCGACTGGAAGCCGATGGGTTTCAGCCCCAGCGACATGGAATTTCATGAGACCAAGAAGGCCGCCGCGCGCGAGATTGCCCAGGCGTTCGGCGTGCCGCCCATGCTGATGGGGATACCGGGCGATGCGACCTATGCCAATTACGCCGAGGCGCATCGGGCGTTTTACCGGCTGACGGTGCTGCCTTTGGTTTCGCGCGTGGCCAGTGCGCTGGCCTGGTGGCTGGGCGAGCATCTGGGGGCCGAGATCGATCTGCGCCCCGACCCCGATCAGGTGCCGGCACTGGCCGAGGAACGCGACCAGCAATGGAAGCGCATCGGCGAGGCCACGTTCCTGACCGATGCCGAAAAGCGCGCGGCGCTGGGTCTGCCGCCGCTGCCGGAGGATTGAGATGGAGGGCTCGCGTTTCGTCAAGGAGCCCTTTGACTGGCACGATCAGCGCATGGACGCGCAGGAGCGGATCATGGCGCTGCAATTCGGCCAGGTCGAGCGCCGGCTGGAACGGATCGAGGCGCTGATCGAGGGGCTGGAGCGCCGGCTCTGGATGACGGTTTACGGCGTCGTCGCCGTGATCCTGACCCAGGCGGTGCAGTCCATCCTGGAATTTGCACCGAAAGGAGGGTGACGTGAATTCAACTGATTACGGGCTGGAGCTGAAATATGCGCCGGGCGCGCAGATCGTCAGCGACGGCACGCGGATCGAGGGATATGCCAGCCTGTTCGGGCTGACCGATCAGGGCGGCGACATCGTCCAGAAGGGCGCCTATGCGGCCAGCCTGAAGCGGCTGGCGGCGCGGGGCGACAAGGTGCGGATGCTGTGGCAGCACGATCCGGCCCGGCCGATCGGCGTCTGGGACGAGATCCGCGAGGACGAGAAGGGCCTGTGGGTCAAGGGGCGCCTGCTGCCCGATATCGCACAGGCCCGCGAGGCGGCGGCGCTGATCGCGGCGGGGGCCATCGACGGGCTGTCGATCGGCTATCGCACGATTTCCGCGGAGCGAGACGGCAAGGGCCGGCGCCTGCTGAGCGAGGTTGAACTGTGGGAGGTGTCGCTGGTCACATTCCCGATGCTGGCCGAGGCCAAGGTGGGGCGGAAATCCGACCCGGCGGCGGTGCAGGCCAACGAGATGGCGGCGGCATTCCGTGCCGCGACGCTGGCGCTGCGCGCCGAATAGGTTTCACCGAAACGGAGAGGACCATGACCGAGGTGAAAGCCGCGGCCGGGGCGGATATGCCCGGCGATCTGGGGGCTGAAATGATCGGGTTCGTCAATGAACTCAAATCATTCCGCGACGATTTTCAGAAAAAACTGCAAGCACAGGATGAACGCATGAGCATGTTGGACCGCAAGACCGTTTCGCGCGCCCGCGCCCCTCTGTCGGCCGAGGCCGATGCGGGTGCGCCGCATCAGAAGGCGTTCGACGCCTATATCCGCCATGGCGATGACGATGCGCTGCGCGGCCTGCCGCTGGAGGGCAAGGCGATGACCACCGTCAGCGATGGCGGTTTCCTGGCGGCGCCCACGGTCGCCTTGCAGGTGCAGGATGCGCTGAACGTTACCGCCTCGCTGCGCCGGGTGGCCAATGTCGTCAGCGTGGAATCGGCCAATTACGAAGTGCTGGTCGATATGGGCGATATCGCCTCGGGCTGGGCGAGCGAGGCCGGCACGCAGGACGAGACCGGGACCTCGACCGTGCAGCGCGTGGTCATTCCGGTGCATGAACTGTCGGCCATGCCCAAGGCCAGCCAGCGCCTGCTGGACGATGCCGCCTTTGACGTCGAGACCTGGCTGGCCGGTCGCATCGCCGAGAAATTCGCCCGCGCCGAGGCCACGGCCTTTGTCAGCGGCGACGGTGTGAACAAGCCCAAGGGGTTCCTGACCCATCACATGGCCCCCGATGCCACGGCCACCCATGCCCAGATCGGCACCATCGCGTCGGGCGGGAACGGCGATTTCGCCACCACCAACCCGGCCGATGCGCTGATCGATCTGGTCTATGCGCTGGCGGCGGAATATCGTGCCAATGCGAGCTTCGTGATGAATTCCAGGACCGCCGCGGCGGTGCGCAAGATGCGCGACGCCGACGGTCGCTTCCTGTGGACCGATTCGCTGGCCGCCGGTCAGCCGGCGCAGTTGCTGGGCTATCCGGTGCTGGTCTGCGAGGACATGCCGGATATCTCGCTGGGCTCCGCCTCGATCGCGTTCGGCGATTTCCGCGCCGGTTATACGATCGTCGAGCGCCCTGACCTGCGGGTGCTGCGCGATCCCTTCTCGGCCAAGCCGCATGTGCTGTTCTATGCCACCAAGCGCGTCGGCGGCGGGGTGACCGATGCCCGCGCGATCAAACTGATGGTCTTCGGCTGATCCAGGGCCGAAGCGGGGGCCGCGCAGGCAGATGTCCGCCTGACCGGCTGAGCAACTGTCCGCGCGCGCGACGGCGGATCTGCGCGGCCCCCATTTCTTTTGCCCTTGGGATGCAGGCTCCGCACACGGGAGAGACGAAGATGATGCTTGTGGAAGTGACGGCGCCCCCCCTTGCGGCGCTGCCGGTCGCCGGTTTGCAGGACCATTTGCGGCTGGGAACGGGGTTCGGGACGGCCGGGGACATGGCCGAGACGGCGGCGCTGGCGGGGTTCCTGAGGGCCGCCATCGCCAGCATCGAGGCGCGCACCGGCAAGGTGCTGCTGGCGCGGCAGTTCCGGCTGCGGCTTGAGGAATGGCGCGACCCGATGGGCCAGCCGCTGCCGCTGGCGCCGGTCAGTGCCATCGAGCGGGTCGAGATCGTGAATGTGGCGGGGGCCGTCACCCCTGTCGATCCGGCGGTCTATCGGCTGGTGCCGGATATGCAGCGCCCGCTGCTCGCGCCCGTTGGGGCGTTTCTGCCGGGGATTCCTGCCTCGGGGCATGCGCTGGTGACCTTTTCGGCGGGGTTTGGTTCCGCATGGGCGAATGTGCCGGCCGATCTGGCGCAGGCGGTGCTGATGCTGGCCGCGCGCTATCACGAGGATCGCAGCTATGAGGGCACGCAGGCGGCGATGCCCTTTGGCGTGAGCGCGCTGATCGAGCGCTGGCGCTCGGTCCGGGTGCTGGGAGGGCGTGGCAATTCGCGCGGCGGGGCATGAGCACGCCGCGACTGACGGTGCCGCTGACCATCGAAAGCCCGGTCCGTGAGGCCGACGGCATGGGCGGCTATGAGCTGCGTTGGCGTGATATCGGAAAAATCTGGGCCGAGATGCGGTCGGGTGCGGGTGGCGAACGGTTCGCCGAGGTGGGGGCGCAGAGTGTCGTGACCTGGCGGATCACCGTCAGGGCGGCACCGGCCGGCGACCCGCGCCGCCCGCGCCCCGAGCAGCGGCTGCGCATGGGCGAAGGTGCCGACGCGCGCCGCTTCAAGATCGAGGCGGTGGCCGAGAAGGATGCCGGCGGGCGCTGGCTGGTCTGCGTTGCGAAAGAGGAGTCCCTGGCATGAGCTATGCAGCGACGGCCGCGCTTCAGGTGGCGGTCTATCAGGCCTTGCGGCAAAGCCCGGCGCTGACCGACCTGGTCGGCGACGCGATCTATGACGCGATGCCGGTGGCGGCGCCGACGGGGACCTATGTCGCGCTTGGTCCCGAGGATGTGAAGGATGCCGGCGACATGACGGGCGCGGGCGCCATGCATGATTTCGTGGTCTCGGTACTGTCCGGCTCGGACGAGGCGAGCGGGTTCGGCGCGGTGAAAGAGGTCGCGGTGGCGGTCTCGGACACGCTTGAGAGCGCCGCGATCGCGCTGGATCGCGGTCATCTGGCGGGGCTGTGGTTCCTGCGCGCCCGCGCGCGGCGGGCTGAAAAGGGCGCCGGGCGGCGGGTCGACATGACCTTTCGCGCGCGCATTGATCTGGGTTGAGGAGAGACGGATATGGCGGTGCAGAACGGACGCGACCTGCTGATCAAGATGGACATGACCGGGGACGGCCAGTTCGAGACGATCGCGGGCCTGCGCGCGACTCGGCTGGGCTTCAATGCCGAGACGGTGGATGTGACGAGCCTGGAAAGCGAGGGCCGCTCGCGCGAATTGCTGGCCGGCGCGGGGGTGCGCTCGGCCTCGATCTCGGGGTCCGGGGTGTTTCGCGACGGCACCACGGATGAGCGCGCGCGGCAGGTGTTCTTTGACGGCGAGGTGCCGCGCTTTCAGGTGGTGATCCCCGATTTCGGCACGGTCGAGGGGCCGTTCCAGATCACGTCGCTGGAATATGCAGGCAGCTACAATGGCGAGGCAAGCTATGAGATTTCCCTGGCAAGCGCGGGCGCGCTCAGCTTCGTCGCGCTCTGACATGGCCAATCCGTTGACCGGAGAGGTCGAGATCTGGCTGGACGGGCAGGCGCATCGCGCCAAGCTGACGCTGGGTGCGCTGGCCGGGCTTGAGGCGGAACTGGGCGCCGACAGCATGGTGGCGCTGGTCGAACGCTTTGAGGGCGGGCGCTTTTCCAGCCGCGACGTGATGGCGGTGCTGGTCGCGGGCCTGCGTGGCGGCGGCTGGACCGGTGGCGGTGACGATCTGCTGGCGGCCGAGTTCCGGGGCGGGCCGGTCGGCGCCGCCCATGCGGCTGCGGCGCTGCTGGCGCGTGCCTTTCGCATCGAGGGCACATGAGCGGCGCGCAGGCCCCGGGCGGCATGGACTGGCCCGGCCTGATCCGCGTGGGGATCGGGCCGGCGCGGCTGGGCGGGCTGGGCCTGACGCCGGCGCAGTTCTGGGCGCTGACCCCGGCCGAGCTGGCGCTGATGCTGGGGATCGCGCCGGGCACGGGCGGCGCGATGACGCGCGCCCGTCTGGCCGAGCTGGTCGCGCGCTATCCCGACGGCCAGGCGCGATGACCGGGCCGCGGGTGCCCGCGCTCGCAAAGTGAAACCGGATATTTGAGAGGAGGCGTCGTCGTGGCGAACAAGGACGGATTCGACGCGCTGGTCGAGGATGGCCAGACCACGCTGGGTAAGACTGCCGATCAGGGCGCGCGCGCCACGGCCGAGCTTGACGCCGAACTGGCGCGGCTGCGGCAGTCGATGCTTTACACAAATCGCGAGATGGCCAGCCTGACCTCGGGGATCGGCCGCGGTCTGCGCCGCGCCTTCGAAGGCCTGGCCTTCGACGGCATGAAGCTGAGCGATGCGCTGAAGGGGATCGCACGCAGCATGGCCGATACCGCCTTTTCGGTGGCGATGAGGCCGGTTGAGCAGGCGGTTTCGGGGGCGCTGGCGCAGGGCGTGAACGGGCTGGTCTCGGGGTTGTTGCCATTCGCCGATGGCGCGGCTTTCGCGCAGGGGCGCGTCATGCCCTTTGCCAGGGGGGGCGTGGTCAGCCAGCCCACCTATTTCCCGATGCGCGGCGCGACCGGGCTGATGGGCGAGGCCGGGGCCGAGGCGATCATGCCCTTGCAGCGCGGTGCCGATGGCCGGCTGGGGGTCGCGGCCCAGGGAGCGGCGGCCCGGCCGGTCAATGTGACCTTCAATGTCTCGACCCCCGATGTGGCGGGGTTCCAGCGCAGTCAGAGCCAGATCGCGGCGCAGATGGGGCGGCTGCTGGCGCGTGGCGAAAGGAACGGGTGAGAAATGGCGTTTCACGAGATCAGATTTCCCGCCAACCTGTCATTCGGCTCGGTCGGCGGGCCGGAGCGGCGCACCGAGATCGTCGCCATGACCAACGGCCACGAGGAACGTCGCACGCCCTGGGCGCATTCGCGCCGGCGCTACGATGCGGGGCTTGGCCTGCGTTCGCTGGACGATGTGGCGGCGCTGATCGCCTTTTTCGAGGCGCGCGCGGGCCAGATGCACGGCTTTCGCTGGAAGGACTGGGCCGATTACAAATCCTGCGCCCCCAGTGCCACGCCGGCCTTCGAGGATCAGAATATCGGCACCGGCGACGGCGTGAACCGGGTTTTCAGGCTGCGCAAGGCCTATGCCTCGGGTCCCGGGCGCTATGCGCGTCCGGTGACCAAGCCGGTCGGCGGCGCGGTGCTGGCCGGCGTGGGCGGCATCGAGCTGCGCGACGGGCTTGATTTCCAGGTCGATACGGCAAGCGGGACCGTCACCTTCGCGGTTCCGCCCGAGGGGGGCGCGAGGGTCACCGCCGGGTTCGAATTCGATGTGCCGGTGCGGTTCGATACCGACCGGATCGCGGTCTCGGTCGCCTCGTTCCAGGCGGGCGATCTGCCGCAGGTGCCAGTGGTGGAGGTGCGGCTATGAGCGAGACGGTCGCAAGGGCATGGGCGGTCACGCGGCGCGACGGCATGGTGCTGGGCTTTACCGATCACGACCGCGCGCTGAGCTTTGAGGGGATAGACTTCCGCCCCGATACCGGGCTGAACGCGCGCGCCGTGGTTCAGGGATCGGGCCTGTCGGTCGACAACAGCGAGGCGGTCGGGGCGCTGTCGGACAGCGCCATCACCGAGATCGACCTGATGGCCGGCCGCTGGGACGCGGCCGATGTCCGGCTGTGGGAGGTGGACTGGACCGATACGGCGAACCGCCGGCTGATCTTTCGCGGCCATCTGGGCGAGGTCTCGCGCAGCGGCGCGGCCTTCCGGGCCGAGTTGCGCGGATTGTCCGAGCCGCTGAACCGCATGCAGGGGCGGGTCTATCACCCGCGCTGCTCGGCGCAGCTGGGCGATGGGCGCTGCGGGTTCGACCTGTCGCGACCCGGCTATTCTGCCGAAGGGGTGATCGTTTCGGACGAAGGTGGGCAGCGTTTCATCCTGTCCAATGTCGATGGCCATGATGCACGCTGGTTCGAGCGTGGTCAGCTGGTCGTGCTGTCAGGCCCGGCCGAGGGCCTTTCGGGGATCGTCAAGTCGGATCTGGCGCTTGCGGGCGCGCGGCGCGAGATCGAGCTTTGGGCCGGGCTGGGGATCCGCCCGGCAATCGGGGATCGCGTGCAATTGGTCGCGGGCTGCGACAAGCTGGCCGAGACCTGCCGGATGAAGTTCCTGAATTACCTGAACTTCCGGGGCTTCCCGCACCTGCCGCCCGAGGATTGGCTGCTGGCGCCCGGGGTCAACCGATGAGCGTCGCGATCGTTCAGGCGGCGCGGGGCTGGATCGGTACGCCCTATGTGCATCAGGCCTCGGTCAGGGGGGCGGGAATGGATTGCCTGGGCCTTGTCCGTGGGGTCTGGCGCGAGATTGTCGGCGCCGAACCCGAACCGATGCCGGCCTATACCCCGGACTGGGGCGAGGCGGGCGGCGCGGAATTGCTGCTGGGCGGGGCGGGGCGGCTGTTGCACCCCGCCCCGGATGAGCAGCCGGGCGATGTGCTGGTCTTTCGCATGCGGGCCGGCGCCATCGCCAAACATCTGGGAATACTGGCGCAGACCGGGGCGCAGGCCAGTTTCGTGCATGCCTATGACCGGCATGGCGTGGTCGAAAGTCCGCTATCGGCGCCATGGCGGGCGCGGATCGCGGGACGGTTCCGGTTTCCGCCGGTCAATTAGGGAAAGGTAGGGCGCAATGGCGACGATTCTGCTGGGGGCGGTCGGGGCTTCGATCGGTGCGGGTTTTGGCGGCACCGTCCTGGGCCTGTCGGGTGCCGTGATCGGCCGTGCGGTCGGCGCGACGCTGGGGCGTGCGATCGACCAGCGGCTGCTGGGCGCGGGCTCGAAAGCGGTCGAGACGGGGCGCGTGGACCGCATGCGCATCCAGACCGCGGGCGAGGGCACGCCGATCCCCCGGCTTTGGGGCCAGATGCGGGTGCCCGGCCATTGCATCTGGGCCGGCCCGCTGATCGAGGTGCGCCGGCGTCAGGGTGGCGGCAAGGGCTCGACCCCCAGTGTGACAAATATCAGCTATCGGCTGAGCTTCGCGCTGGCGATCTGCGAGGGGCCGATTCTGGGCATCGGCCGGATCTGGGCGGATGGCGAGGAAATCTCGCCCGAGGATCTGAACATGCGGGTCTATACCGGCGATGAGGATCAGTTACCCGATCCGGCCATTGCCGCGCGCGAGGGCGACGAGGCGCCGGCCTATCGCGGGCTGGCCTATGTCGTGTTCGAGGATCTGGGGCTGGAGAAATGGGGCAATCGGGTCCCGCAACTGTCATTCGAGGTCACGCGCGCGGCCAGCGAGGGGCGCGGCCTGTCGCGCGAGGTCCGGGCCGTCGCGATGATTCCCGGGACCGGCGAATATTCGCTGGCGACCAGCCCGGTCAGCTATGATTTCGGTCTGGGCGAGATGCGGGTCATCAACCGCAACACCCCGCTTGCGGGCACGGATTTTCTGGCCTCGATGCAAATACTGGGGCGGGAGTTGCCCAATGTCGGTTCGGTTTCGCTGGTGGTGTCCTGGTTCGGCGACGATCTGCGCGTGGGCGAATGCACGGTGCAGCCCAAGGTCGAGGATGCCTCGCGCGAGGGCGAGGGGATGGACTGGCGTACAGGCGGCGTCGGGCGCGAGGGCGTGGCCGGGGTTGCGCGGGTCGAGGACCGGCCGATCTATGGCGGCACGCCGGCCGATGGCTCGGTCATCCAGGCGCTGCGGGCGATCGCGGCAAGCGGGCGCAAGGCGGTATTCTATCCCTTTATCCTGATGGAGCAACTGGCGGGTAACGCCCGTCCCGATCCCTGGAGCGGAGCGGCCGATCAGCCGGTCATGCCATGGCGCGGGCGGATCACCAGCAGCGTCGCGCCGGGGGGCGCGGGCAGCCCGGACGGAACCGCAGCCGCCGCGACTGAGGTCGCGCGGTTTTTCGGCACAGCCGAAGCCGGCGATTTCCGGCGCGATGGCGAGCGGATCGCCTATTCCGGGCCGGATGAGTGGTCCTATCGCCGGTTCATCCTGCATTACGCGCATCTTTGCGCGGCGGCGGGCGGTATCGACAGTTTCCTGATCGGCTCGGAAATGCGCGGGCTGACGCAGATTCGCGGGGCGGAAAACAGCTTTCCGGCGGTGGCGCAGCTGATCCGGCTGGCGGCGGATGTGCGCGCCATTCTGGGCGAGGGGGTCAAGATCGGCTATGCCGCCGACTGGTCGGAATATTTCGGCTATCAGCCCGGCAATGGCGATGTGTTCTTTCACCTTGATCCGCTCTGGGCCGATGAGAATATCGACTTCATCGGCATCGACAATTACATGCCGCTGTCCGATTGGCGCGATGGCGAGGAGCATCTGGATGCCGGCTGGGGGCGGATCGACGACCCCGGTTACCTGCGCGCCAATGTCGCCGGCGGCGAGGGCTACGACTGGTATTACGCGCGCGAGCAGGACCGGCTGGAGCAGAAGCGCACACCGATCCATGACGGCGCCTATGACGAGCACTGGATCTGGCGCTACAAGGATATCCGCAACTGGTGGCAGCGCCATCACCACGAGCGGATCGGCGGCGTGCGGCAGGCCGCGCCGACCGCCTGGCAGCCCGGCTCGAAACCGGTCTGGTTCACCGAGATGGGCTGCGCGGCGCTGGACAAGGGCACCAACCAGCCCAACAAGTTCCTGGATGCGATGAGTTCGGAATCCATGCTGCCCTATTTCTCGGACGGGCGGCGCGACGATGCGATTCAGGCGGCCTATGTCCGGGCGATGACCGAATTCTGGTCCGATCCGGCCAACAATCCTGCGCGCGCGGCCCATGGCCGGACCGGGGCGGGGCGGATGATCGACATGTCGCGCGCCCATGTCTGGTGCTGGGATGCGCGGCCCTATCCGGCTTTTCCGGCGCGCACCGATCTGTGGTCGGACGGCCCGGCATGGGAACGCGGGCACTGGCTGAACGGGCGCGCGGGCGCGGTGCCTCTGGCGGACGTCGTGGCCGAAATCTGCCGCGAGGCGGGCGTGCGGTCATTCGATGCCGAGGGGCTGCGCGGCCTGGTGCGCGGCTATGCGCTGAACGGCACGGAAAGCGGGCGCGCGGCGCTGCAGCCGCTGATGCTGGCGCATGGTTTCGATGCGGTCGAGCGAGACGGCGTGCTGGGCTTTGTCATGCGCAGCGGCCGTGTCGATGCCGAACTGGGACCCGATGACATGGCGCTCGCCGAAGATCTCGGCGCGGTCGAGGTGTCGCGCGCGGCAGATGCGGAACTGGCGGGCCGCGTCCGGCTGACCCATGTCGAGGCGGGCGGCGATTACACCGCTCGCACCGCCGAGACGGCCATGCCTGGGGCCGAACTCCAGGCGGTTTCGGACAGTGAACTGGCCATGGCGCTGACCCGCGGCGAAGGGCTGGCAATCGCCGAGCGCTGGTTGTCGGAGGCGCATGTCGCGCGGGATGCGGTGCGCTTTGCGCTGCCGCCCTCGCTGGCCCATCTGGGGCCGGGCGATGTGGTGCGGCTGGCCGAGGAACGGGCGGCGGCGAAACGCTGGCGCATCGACCGGGTCGAGCGGGCCGGCGCGATCACCGTCGATGCGGTGCGTGTCGAGCCGGGCGTCTATCGCCCCGCCCGGGTCATCGCGGGCGAGGTCTCGTCGCGCGCCTTCGTGCCGCCGATCCCGGTCTGGCCGGTGTTTCTGGACCTGCCGCTGTTGCGCGGCGACGAGGTGCCGCATGCGCCGCATCTGGCGGTCACCGCAACGCCATGGCCGGGGGCGGCCGCTGTCTGGGTCTCGGGCCAGGAAGCGGGGGGCTATGCGCTGAATACCAGCATCGCCCAGCCCTCGGTCATGGGGCGGACGGTGACGCCGCTGGCCGCGGCGCGCTCCGGGGTCTGGGATCGGGGCCCGGCGCTGCGCATCCGCATCAAGGGCGGCACGCTGGAAAGCGCCACGCCTGATGCGTTGATGTCGGGGGCGAACCTGCTGGCCATCGGAGATGGCTCGGCCGAAAGCTGGGAATTGCTGCAATTCGCCGAGGCCAGGCTGGTTTCGGCCGGGGTGTGGGACATCTCGACCCGGTTGCGCGGGCAGGCCGGCACGGATGCCTTCATGCCCGAGGTCTGGCCGGCGGGCAGCGTGGTCGTGCTGCTCGACGGCGCCGCGCGACAGGTCGAATTGGCGCCCTCGGCCCGGAACCAGATGCGGCATTGGCGCATCGGCCCGGCAAGCCGGGCACCGGACGATGCCAGCTTTCGGCATGTCGCGGTGGCCTTTCGCGGCGCCGGGTTGCGGCCGCTGTCGCCCTGTCACCTGGAGGTCCACGAGCGGGTCGTCACCTGGATCCGGCGCACGCGGCTGCAGGGGGACGACTGGGATATGTCCGATGTGCCTCTGGGCGAGGCCATCGAGCGCTACAAGGTGCGCATCGTGCAGGACGGAAACGTGCTGGAGCGCGACGAGGTTTCGGTTCCGCGCTGGACCGTGCCGCAGGCGGTCTGGTCCGCTGCCGTCGCGGGGGGCGCATTTGCCGTCGAGGTCGCCCAGATTTCCGACAGCTTCGGACCGGGGCTCTATGCAAGGAGGATGATCAATGCCTGA